CCGTACTTTAACTCGAAAGCGTACTCGACACCTGGTGTTATCTTGTGCTCTGATACTTCACCATTAGCCCTTGTTATCTTTAGCTTTGCCATTGTTACTCCTTAGTTAGAATGCCACCGATGGGGACACTGTTATTGCGGAGTTTACTGTAAAGGACAGACTTGATGTTGCAACCTCAGCCACGCCGCCTTGCCCGATTGGGGTCAAGTTATTTACCAAGATTGAGAACTGGTAAGTAGGATTTGTAGCTGATACGGCAGTGCCTTTAACAGTGATTACTGATACTGCTAGGGTCTTGCCAAATGCTGCGCTGAGTGTCTCGTTTACCGCAGATGCTGCCCAGTCATTAATAAAGTCGATTGTAAATGTGCCTGATTGTAGGCCAGCAACAAACTTATGAGATGTGTCTCCCATAGCGGTTACTTCTAACTCATCTACGATCTGGTTAATTACAGCGTTAGTTACATAAGCGCTGATGTCGATTGAAGGTGTGGTTGGTGCAGCATTAGTAGCCAACTTAACACCAACGTTATTATTTAAGTATATTGCCATTGTTATTCCTCGTCTTTCTTAGTTTGTGCAGTTGGTTTTGGTGCTTCCTTGATTTGGCCTGTCTTAATTAAGAAGGCTAAGTCCTCTGTGTGTGTCATTGTTTAACTCCAGCTCGTTAGGATTGATACAGTTATTTCTGACGTTAATAAATCTCCACTAGCTGCATTGGTTATAGCTGGAGCGGAGACACTTGATATGTTGTAAACCAGGGCCGATGCCGCCAGTTTGGTTACTACTGCCACAATAAAATCTTCCATACCTTTTAGGTTGCCTTGATTGTCAAATGCAGGTGTAGTCATTAAAATCTTAAAATTAGCCAAAGGTGCAATAGATGTCTGGCTGTTATTGTTAGGCGTTATGTAGGGATCGCCAGGAGTAACTACAACGCTGTTAGCCAATAGAGTTGCAGGTGGAAAACTAAAGGTTGACCAGACTCCATTGTTTGTTAATGCTGTGGCTAGCGTGCCACGTAGTGTGGTAATTGCTGCCATTAGCCGACCAAAGAATTTGGGTTTGAATAAGGTTGGATGAGACCACGCACTCGGTTAATCAGCTGATAACCCATCCGATAAGGGCTGGCACTGATCCCATCCATACCTACCCCACCAGTCTGACTGACCTGCCTGGCTTGCCAGACATCTACGGCAATTATCATCGCCGCTTCTCTTATAGCTGGGGTCGCACTGTAATCTGTGTCTTTTTTATCTGGGCCTACAACTTTGCCGCTAGGGATAATTCTATGGAATGGATCGTTTGCGTGTACTTTAGTAAATTGAATAAATGAATAACCAGATGGATAGTTAGTAAATGCTAAGTTAGTTAGAAACGCTGTGCCGATTGATACTGGAGTGGTTGTGCCTGGAAATGATCCAGTAATAACGTGTGAGCCGCCATAAATGTTGCCACAATTTTCTACGGCAATAGTTTGACCTGTTACAAATATGCCAGGGTTTGCTAATACTAAAGTTGCTACGTTATTGTTTAGGCTTGCACCTACTACTGGTGCTTCGTTATACCAAAGGTATTGATCTAATAAATCTTGTGCTGTTTGACAGCATTCTTCAACTGTTGCGGATGTGTAAAGAGAGCCAATACCTAAATTACTGCGTAACTCAGCTTCGGTTACATACGTGGCTGGCATCTCTACTCCTTGTCTATAAAAGCTCCCCTGGGGCTAGGGCTACTAAACCCCAGAGGATTATTAAATTAACTAACTTATTAGGTTAGGTTGAAACGGCGTACGCCACCTTGTACCAATACACCAACAGCCATATAACCATACAAGCTAGTCTCGATTTCGCCTGAGGTTGGGATGTTTGTGCTTAGTCGTAGAATTGGTGACTCGTAAATTGATACTGCAGATGGTACAACGATAAACGCTGACTCATCGATTACTGTTGATACAGCATTTGGATCTACGTATAGATCAAGACCTAATACGTTGCCACGTAGTGATCGTGGTGATGCTTGTCCTGCTGCGTTCATTGGTTGTGATGCTGTGTAAATTGGGCGATCAGTTGTATCTTTAGCGCCAATTAACAAATTCCACTGACCTGTGCCTGCAATGTATGCAGTTGCTAGTTCACCTGTTGCAAGATATGCAGCTGGTGCTTGCTCTGCTACGTAGGCAATAAGCCCATTAGATGTTGCGGCTTGTGGGTTAGCTTGTGCGCCACCTGCTGTTAGTGCTGCAATTACTGCTGCATCTGTTGCTTTGTTATAGGCACGTGTCATATTTTCCAACATAGCCTGGAAGAAGTCTGGTGAGCTGCGCTCTAGAACCTCTAAACTGTAGCGTTGTAGTCCAGCATACTTCTTGACTGTCAAGTTTACGTATGAGGATACGATGCCTGTCTCAGATGGTGCAGCAGCTTCTGCTGTCTCTGCAACTGTGCCAGATGTTGTGATCTTTGGTACTGAAATTGTCATACCTGCTGCTGGTAATGCACGTGTACCAATTGCATCTACAGCTGGGCGTGATCCAATAAGTGTATCTACTACTGTAGGTACGAATTGTGTTGGATTAAATGCTGGGTTAGTTGTGAATGAGTCATCGGCAGCAGTTAAATACTTTGCTACATCTGCTTCTGCTTTCATAACCCACTGTGCTGATTCGTGGTTACCTAATTTTGCTTTGATGCTGTGTTCCAGCATATGTGCTTGTGTTCTGATTGGTGAGCGTGGCTCTGTATAGAAGGATGCACTAATTGTAGGGCGTGCGGCTTCTACTGGAGCAGTCTCGACCACTGGTGTTGCTGTTGGCTCGGTGGTGTTTTCCACTATAGCCTCACTTTCCGTAGTTGGTTGATTTGTTGCATCCGCTTCGCCTTCGCTAGCGGCAACTTTAGTTACTTGCGCTTCTGTAAACGCTGGTGACTCAACTAGACTAACTTCTTTAAGTTGCGCCTTAGTTACATAAATATAATCTTTTTTCTGTGATGACTTAATTACATCTACACCGACAGACAAACCATCGATAAGCTGCTCACTTGCAAGCATTAACGCATCTGAGCCTTGCATACTGGCGCTGATTTTGAAACTAGCGTAAATACCATCTTCTGCCTCATTAAACTTCTGCATACGGCCAATAGGCTTATCGTTGCGATGTTGCATAAGCATCTTGATCTTGCCTGGATCGCCTACCTCTATTGACCCTTTAGCAAATACAACTTTGCCAGCACTAGTGTTGCCAGGCACTTCAAATGGCACAATTTTGCCTGCAATTACTCTGCGCTCGCCATCTGCGCTTTCAATCTGGCTACTGAACGTAAGTAACATCAGTGTCCTCATTTCCGTTAGGTGTCATTTGTTCCATTTCTTTAGCTTGCTCTACATCTATTAAACCTAGTGACAACATTTTTTCTATTGCTTCAAGGCGCTTCATTGTGTCAGCTCTCAAAAACGATTCTTCTAGCGCAAACTTAACTACGTGACCACGTGGGGTTATATCATCCATTGATAGGCGATCTTCTATAGCGCAAATGTAAGGTTGTAGCGAATATGCAACAAATTCTTTGCGGCCATCTAAAATGTTTTGATAAGTCATACTGTTATTCATATCTGCTGATATGTAATACGCTGGCACGTTCATAGCCCTAGCGATTTGCGTTGCTAAATACTGTTGTGCCTCTGAGTACATCATATCTTTAGGTGAATAGCCAACAGTTTCATAACTTAGTGTGCTAGTTAAGTATGCTGTTGCTTTATTTTGACGTGCTGATTTCCAAGCTGCTAATAATGCTTGTACTTGTGACTCTGGCATATCTGCACCAGTGTTTTTAATAAATCCTGTAGCCATTGGTGTTTGTGATGCCACTGCGCTGGCTTTTTCTAAATCTAATGCTGATTGTATTGTGCGACCTGCTGTTTGTAATACGCCTTGTGTTAATCCTTGAAATGTAACTAGAGATCCGACACCGACCATAGGCACTTTAGCGCCATCTACTGTGTAATATAAAACTTCTGTACCTAATTGATTTGTTTGTGCAACTACTCGATTATTAGCGATCCATTCAAATCTAGCAGGGCGTAGATCATCTGCATAAACTTCTGTAACTCTCCAAAAGGCTTGACCAAAAAATACAAGTGAGTCCACAGTCCAACTAATTGTTACTGATCGTGGTTGTCTAATATCTGGTTGCTCTAACCATAATGGCTTGCCTAATTTTTCGCCTGTAGATTTTTTGTACAACTCTAAAGGTAAATATCCAATTACACCTTTAATTAAATTTAAGCATCGATTAACTGCTGGCACTTGTGTTGCCAGTGTGCGATCCATTGGGCCGAATCCAAATGTGTTGTAACCAAATTGGAGACTGTTATCGCCCATAACGGCAGGGGCGTATTGCGCTTGGACAGTTTTATTATTGGTTATACCCAAAGCAGACAATAGACCCATATATATACTTTATACCATAAAACGGACTATTGGTGCAAATTAGACAAAGATTTGTGCAGTTTGTTGTGGCTTGGTTAATTGGCTAACCACCATAGCCAGGGATATTGCAGCTGTAACATCGCCTGCTGATTTACGTCTAATAATGCGCCAGCCAGCATCGTTGGTCTTAGCAGCGCAATTATTTAAGTGTTGTACTAGCTCTGCTTGCCCAGAATGAACTACTCGATTATTGGCTAGGCCATCTGCAAGGTCTGAACACGCCTGATAAAACGCCTGGCCCGATACATCCACCATACGCCAGCCACTTTGTTCAAGTCTTGTAGCAATAGTTTGCGTGGCGTACTTGTCATAACAGATTGTGTGTGGATGGTACTTACGTGCCCACTCATTTATATCACTAGACATCTTGATCTCATCTATCGCAATATCACTATGCCAGAGTTGTGCTAACCCGACTGCTATCTTGCCATCTTTGACTTGGCCCATAACGAGCGCCCCAGATCGCCTTGTAGGTGCAATATCAAACGCCATAATTGTTTGAGGGCCGACAGGTATTTCTAGGGTGCTGTCGCTGCACTGCTCGATTGACCCATACACCCAGGGGCTGACAGTGCTATCTACCCACATACAAAGCATTTCGGTCTTTGTAGCTTCTATACTGTTAGTGCTTACAGATTCTTCTAATGTTTGCTCAGTTATTAAATGCCCTAATGCAGGGTTTGCCATAGCCCAAGCTTTGCGATCATTTATTTTAGAATGCTGTGGTGCGCTGTACTCATAAAAACCTAAATTGTCAGGTGGATATGATAGGCAACGCTCTCTTAAATCGTTTAGCACTGTACTAAATCCATCACCAGCATTACTTGTCATTAGGGTCATCGCATTAGGCCTAGCACGTGTAACTGGCAGTGCAGCTGTAAACGATTCTTGTGTCCATTCACGCAACTCATCGATATACAGAAAATCTGCAGTCTTACCACGTGGTGCATCTCGTGTAGCTGCTGCAATTTCATACCTAGCGCCATTAAGTAAGCTGATAGATTCTTGACCATTAGCCAGGCGTATCTGTCTTACTTGATCTTTCAAGAATTGGTTGTCCTCAATTGTGTAAGCAACCTGCCTAAAGGTATCTAATGCCATATTGCGGTTAGAGGACATTCCCAGGACATTCTTAGAGCCCCATAAGAATAAATGTGACAAGATAAGCATTCTGGCCAAGTGAGTCTTGCCATTTTGACGTGCTACAAGTATTAGCGCTGTTTTCTTGCGCCAGGTATGAGCATCATCTACAGCTAGTAGATCATCTAGCACCCAGCGTTGCCAGGGTATTAACGGCAAGCCTATTTTCTCAGCTAGGTCTGCTACTTCTTGCGATTTTGTGCGACCTTTGAGTAA